GAGATACCAGTACAAAATTGCATTGGCATAGGCAGCCGCAACGATTCCGCCGACGCCGTTCGCTTGCTGAATCAGGATCGGCACCCACTCATTCCCCAACACCGTGAGGTTATAGGGCACGAGATTGATATTGATCGTCTGCCCGGCGGCGGCGGTGATGTCGCCAGTGCGAACTTGCATCGCGTGTACGATGTGGTTCGCAACCCACTTCGCCGTAGGCGAACAGATCAGCACCTTTGGACTCACGCCCAAAGGCTCGCCCGTGTTCGGATCACGCATGGCCCGAAACACCTGGTCAACCTCGTGTATGTCAGTCCAGTCGGCCAGTGCCGCATCGTCTTCATTATTGAAGGCCATGTTCGCAGCGGCATCGTCGTAGGCGTTGCGAGTCTCGCCGTTGCGCTGGTAGTGGTTGTCGACCAGCCCCAACACCGTGCGGAGAATCGCCTTTTCGCGGGCGATTGCCAGGCCCTTGCCGATGCTTTGAGCGCGGTTGATAAGCTCGCCCGTGCGGTCCGCAATGACCATTTCACGGGTGATTCCCAAGATGCCGCCGTGCTTGGTTGCACGCGGGATTGTGACCCACTCTTCGGTGAGGCCGACCAGCGGGTAGGGTTCGCCCTGAGTGATCGGATTGGCAAATGCATCGGAGACTTGCGAAATGCCCGGCACGATTTCAGCCTCTTGGAATTGGCTGGGCAGCGTGGTCACAAGCTCGTCGCCGATCAATTCATCAAGCTGCATCGCCTGTTTGATCGTGCTGAAAATCAACTGGCCTGTGATATGGGCGAACGCGCCGGTATCGACGGCGTGCGTCGCCTCATAAACGGGCGTGCCGGGCGAGTGTCGCCCGATCATGCCGACGAACTCCCGGCCGTCAGGGATAAGGTTTTCGGCCATGTCCCTGAGCGAGAAGTCATGCGGAGACAACTCTTCCTTTTCGATTGCTTCGCAAACGTGGTGGCCGGTCCAGCGGGGACCTTTTTCATCCCACATCTTGCGAAGGTCTTTTGCGTAAACTTGCATGGTTCTTTTCCTTTCGTGTTACGCCGCCGGCCTAGGGTCGCGGAGTTGTTCGCCCTTGCAAAAGCCCACTGTCGCTACGCAGATGTCCGTAATGTTTCGGACGGCGTGGCCGTGGTTCATAAGCTCGGCGGTTGCATCGGTTATGGCATACGTGCCGCTCATTTCGTGAGTGGCGACGAGCTGCAACGGTCCAGGCACCCGCGCGGCCCAGAACTCGCATACGCCTCGGAAGGTGGTTGCCGTGACGCGGTTGGCCGGGCGGAAGTAGTAAGCGAAGTCATAGACGCCGCTGGTCGCTCCGCCGACATGGCCGCACCAATCCACGCCGGACAGATTGTTGAGGTTTGCAGCGCTCAACTGGGTGAGCAGTTGGTTTGCTCCAAACTGCGACCAAGCATACCAGAACGCGCCATTCAGCGTGCCGCCGGTTTCGGGCTTGAAGAAGCCGAACCCGTCGCCGTCTGCTTTCGGACCTACGCCCGCGTCTTGAATCGGCGTGGTCTCCATCGCCTCTTGGAAGCCGAGCAAGAAATTGATCTCGGCTGGCAGCGTGACAAGCTCAACGTCCTTGTGGATGCCCCAGAGCGGGCGGTGAACGTCGTAGCGGAACAGCTCGTTCGCGGTGACGAAATACAACTCTTCGTTGTCTGCCGCCGTGGTGGTCAAGGTCTGCTCGCCGCCAAGCGCATCGCCGCCGGTGATCGCACCGACCGCGTGTGTCGGCACGTAACACGACGGACGCTCCACTGCGGTTGTCCACAGTGCGTACATCATGTCATCTTCAACGCCGAACACCTTTTCCTTATGGAAGTCTCTTGGTACCAACATTGTTACTTTCTCCCTTCATTGAGAATTGGGAAACCACGGATCACGTCCATAAACGCATCGTGGCTGTTGCCGATCTGCGGAGCATCCGCGTCACCGGCGTCTTTTGTTTCCAAAGCCGTGAGCCGTTTGATTGGCTTTAAGTCGCCACTCTTGCTTTCGGCGACGTGTTTTCCAGCGGACTCTAAAATGCTGAGCCTGGCTTCGACACTTTCCATTCGTGCGCTCAAACTTTCTATTGTTGCGCTCGCGGCCGTGATTTCGTTTGAGCTTTCGATTTCTTCTGGCATGTCAATATCCTCGCTTTCGTACAGGTTTCGCGTCGTGGCCGGATCATCGACCAGATCGACGCTGTTGACGGATACGATATTTGTAACCTCCGTTTCATCCTCAGTCATATCGACAACTGCATTATGGCTGAGTCCGAACTTTGATTTGCGTGCACCTTCCAAGACCCGAGCGGCAAGCGGATGGGATTGGCGAAGATGCAGGTCGCCATAGATTCCATCGCCCGTGGCTCGCACTGACCGCAAGTCGCCCAGGTGGTCCCGCAACTGCCGATGCCCTTGCGATTTTTCTCTTGCATCGGGATGAAGTACGAAAACGGGTGCGCCCTCATAGAGTTTCACAGCCCGCTTCAGTACAAGCATTGGATACGTATAACCGTGGCTGCTCTTGGTCCCGATGATCTTGACGCCCAGCAGCACGCCGTCTACCGGACTGGGAGCTGAGTATTCGAGCACATGATATTGGTTCATTGCACATCCTCACCTTCGGGCAATGTTGGTTTGCCGGCTCCTACGGCCTCTTCATTTTCACCTTCGCCGAAGTCGCCCATGATGTCTGCCGGTTCTTGCTCAAGATTGGCTTTCTCCTCTTCCCAATCCAAGTCCTCACGTGCGGACCAAGTTTGCTTGGACATGATGCCGTTGGCATACAAGACGCGGTTGCGGTCAGTTTCCTCGGATGCCTTGCGAGCAATCACGGGCGGACACTCGACATTCACATCGATCTTGTCCAGTATCGAATCCGATGCGCCGCCGGGGAGCTTGCCGGTTGCGGCAGCGTACTCCAAGAGACGCTCCATGATTCGTTTATATTGGCAGCGGTAGTGCCACTGCCGATATGTCATGGCTCGCACAAACGGGCCTTCGGCAACGAGCGCGCTTGCAAGGTTCGCATTGCTGCTGTCCCCTGAGACAAGGGCTTCGGGCATTTGCCAGCGTGCGCCGACGCCGCGCAGGGCCGCTTGCAAGGCCTGGATGAGCGCGCCGCCCTTGTCGCTTGCCCCCATCGGCCCGGCGGTGTACTTCATTCCCGCGCTCACATCGAGCATCGTAGGGCCGTCGTAAGTCACGGACGGTTGCGTGTTGCCTGACCGGGTGCGGTTGGCGGCGTCGAAATGGGGGCCGAGAGGGATCGGCGACATATCCTCGGGATGTTCCCTGATCCACGCGATAGCCGCTTGGACCGCCGCACCCTCACGCAAGTTGCGTAACAGTTTCCGTGTCGAATGGATGTCATTGGCAACCGAAAAGAAATCAGATATTCCCCGCTTCGCCTGCCTATCGACCCACTCAGTCTTGATGTGCACCATTTCCTCAGCCGGGACATACTCACCAAGGTTACGCTGGTCGTTGTAGTTTGAGACAACCCAGTAGCCCTCCACCCGCGTTGTATCCTCGCGTCCGGTGAGGATGCCGTACTTCCAGCTCTGGTCACGAGTGCCAAGCTCGCTGTTCAATCGCCGCGAGTCCTGCGGCATTTTGATCTGTTCGGGTTCAATCGACCGAACGCGCCAAAGGCCAGTCACATCATCCGGCTCAAGGTACAGGAACGCTTCACCGTCGCGGCGGGTGCGGCGGAAGATTTCTTGCTCCCAACCCCACCAATCATTGAGCCGGATGAATTGGTCGATGATGTCCTGACAGGCGGTGACGAGCGGATCGTCTGCCGCGGCCTGGGTTTGCCTTTCGGTCTGGCTTTCCTCTTCGGTTTCGGGCAGGGCATTTTTGACAGCTTTTTCTGGCTTATCTTTAAGAACGGCTGTATAGGCAAACCCCGTGAAGATGGCAAACTGGGTAAGCACATCAAGGATATTCGCTGCGGTGGGGCATAGGCCCTCCAAAATCCTAGCAGCATCGACCATAAGCCAGTGTTCTTGCTCGGTCCGATAGAACGGCGGGCAGTCGCCATGCCGGCGTGATCCCGGCCGCGCTGTGTGCCACCCGAATCCGCCGTGCTGGTAGAGATCATTGGCC